TTATTCTTCATGGATATACAAGGTGGCCATATAGTCGGTACCAAGGGAGTTCCCGTCGTTTACAAGAACCGACCACTCATAGACGACGCCGTTCTTCTCCAATGACCCCGACGTATTGGTGGCGTAATCGGGTTCTCCACCTGGATATTTATCGAGTACGCATATCCCCTTATCGAATTGGTCTTGCGCGCCCATGGTTCTGAATTGGTATACGATCTCCCCACCCTCGTTGACGGGAACATCGCATTCGCTGGCTATCTTGCCGATGGTACCCGTAGGAGAAGATACCGCTCCCGTATAACCCTGAATCATTATCACGAATCCCGCAATTACGATAATCAGGAGAGGGCTCGCAGCCGCGGCTCCCAAAAGACAAAGGACGAACTGCCATATCTTCAACGTGATAGTGTGTGCCGGTTTCTTATGCTGACTACGCTGGGAAGGTATCTGGTATTCCGACTGCGGCGTCAGCCGCTGGGGCGTGTATGGAACTTGTCTATACTGTATTTGTGCTGCGGTTTGAGGCGAAGTTGATTGCAGCGGTAAATTTGATGTTTCCGGATAGCAGACATTCTGGTTTTCTGACGAACTCATTATAATCCTCTTCTCTTTGTCGAGTTAATAGTCTAATTGTATCTTGGAAGTGACCGGATATAGATATTCGTTGACATAGAAAAAGCAAGCCCTATGCTTATACTGAATAAGTGAACGAGCTGAAATATTCCGCTAAGTATGCGCAGTATTTGAGGGATTTGATTGTCCCGAAAGGAACCACCGGAATAATTATTACCGGTAATTCGCAAAGAAAAGTCCACACATATGATCCCCTGCCTCTTCGGCGTATCTTTAGGGGGGAAAAGTTCACGGCTCTCGTAGACACAACCACCAGAATCATTGATTGCGCCAAATACGATAACCACTGGGAGAAATCCACTAGCGACGGATATGTGCTCCAATACAGGGGCAAACCTTTTGCCGCACGGACAGGCCAAGAAATGATCGAACTAAAGTACGCTGTATACAACGGACTCGGGAAACGCCTGTACCTTGAATGTTGGTTCGATGAGTGGTTCATCGAGGAATATGCATGGCCTTCCGTCCAAACGATGTTGCCGTCAAACCATGATCTACACTCACTTGCCGTCCTTTTGGATAAATATAGGCATTGGCCCGTAACCTCGGAAGAGGTGCTACGAGCCAATGTACTCAGATAATTTGAAGGATAATAATCACGCGGCTCGCGTAGATATATTGTCATGCAGCCAGTGCCGGTAGTCATGCAGGACGCTGACGGTGATGCCGAGTTCCTGTGCCATCGCGTAGGGTTCTCCCCCGTACAGGTCTTCGGCGTGCATATAGTCCACGGGGTTTATCAACGCCAATGCGGTCTCCTTGCGCGTCAGACACTCTTCCTTCTTATGGCTCAGCAAACGCAGTCCGTCATCGAAGTGCTTGGCATGGATAAGCTCATGCTGTAACGTGCACACCAGCTGCTCCATGCTCATGGTGGGGTCTATGAACGCGGTGCGCGACATTGGGTCGTATTCCCCGCACTGCGAACCGTCGAACTCCTTATCCTCTATGAGGACTCCCATGCGACGCGCCTCAAGGGTGAGGTCAGTCCAAGTCTTCACCGCGACCAGACTCCGCTTTTTTGTTCTCATCCCTGTAGGCCGCTTTCTCGACCTCGATCTCCCTGCCCATGACCTTTTCAAGCTGGGAGGCGACAGAAGCGGTCTCCGACTGACCGTGCAGCGTCTCTCTGGCCAAACGTGCCAATTCGATCATCAGGGAACGGCCTGTAGTGTCCGAGAGTACAGCCAGTGCGTCAATATCGTTTGTATCCAACGCTCTTTTACCGTTGACTCGTTCAGAGACGTAAGCTTCGGTGAGACCAAGGTAATCAGCAATAGCGCGCTGACGCACCTTGTGCGCCTTCATATACTTCTTATATTCTTCCGCAAACGCTAAGGCAAAATCTGACATTTCACGGAAATCCTTTGGATTAGCCATAGTTGAATCTTAGCATATGCGATACGGCGTGTCTAGTCTTGACAGAAACTTGGCATATGCTAAGTTATGAAATATGAGCAGCACACAGAAACTTACAGCAGCCGGACTTCGATACCAGCTCTTCATCAGGAACAAAAGCCTTAGGTGGATGGCATCGAAACTCGACTGGGACGTGAGCAAGCTATCCCGCCGACTCAAGGGAACCCCGGCCTTCAACGTCATCGAGATTGACCGAATAACAGAAATCCTCGGGATCAGCTTCGAGGAACTGCTCACCATCCCAATGGACATGCAGGAGCGGTTCTTCAAGATCGAGTCTCCTGATTTGGAGGTAACGGCATGAAGATGCAGCTTGACCTCAACGGCCCTTCCCCTCCCCTGATCATTCACGGGCTGAAAACGCTGATTGAAGACGGAACCGTCGAAACATTGGAAATCACCGGGGACGGCCTATCCAATGCAACCGCGATTGGGAAACTCCTAAACATCGACCCGTCGATACTGGCTTCCAGCCAAGACGTGCCGCTGGTTATCGACCTGGACCACGGGAACGCGGCGTATGCCACCTTCGGCTGTGTACGGTTCCTCGACAACCAGCGACTGCTGGACTGGTTGGACATGGTTCAAACCGGGACGTTCAGGAACGCACCGGATATTGAACCGTCCACGGAAGTCCTGCCCCGTCTACGCCCGACAGAATCAAACCAGTGAACGAGTTCCGCAGGTTCGTGGCCCTGAACTTGACCAGAATGGCCTCACCGTCCGGAATCGTCTGATGTGGTCCGCCTTCCACCACGAGGAACGGCTTAGATACCCCATCGAACGATTTGACGGCTTCCACGGTGAGCGGCTTTCCGCTCACGTTGACCAGCCGCCATTCGCGACGACCGACCAGCACGGGCCTGCTCCAATACTCCATATTCACCTCCTCTCCGAAAGAGAACACCATGAACACATCAAATCGTAGCCCAGCAGTCAACGAGGCGAAGAATGAAGCCCCTGAGATTTACAGCGGAAAGGTAGGAGTGGAGATCGTACCGGATATGCGCAAGCTTAGGAGCTTCGCCAAGGACTTCATCGCCCTCGTGGACAGTTACTGGCCGGAGGAAACCGGTAGTCCCTTGGCCACGCAATCCGGGCAGACCGGCAACTGTGATTCGCCTACACCGGACATGTCCTCGATTTCGGCACCACAGTAGTAGCAGCGATTGCCGTTCTGCTCCTTCACAGCACGAATAGCCATCCGCTTCAACTGTTCGTCCAAGTCCTTATTGAACTTGACAGTGACCTTAGCCATATTCACCTCCTCTCAATGAATCGAGAAAACAATGCTCAATCAGAATCGTAACCTTTCCCAAAAGCTCGTGGTCGAGGAGCGTCGCACCCGTGAATACTTCACGGGAAGCGTCACCGACGAAGGTTTAATCAACGCGGAAATCGACACCGATTACGGTGACCGTCCCCTCACCCCGAGTCAGGCTCGTTACATCGCCAACGCCTTGGAGGAGCTGGCTGATCGCGCCGACGAGATGGACGAGGAATAACAAGTCTTGCCGCAGTGGGTCGTCTTTTTATTCACCAATCGACTACAGGCAAATAAATACCATACTGCGATCCACTGCGGCAACCATCGGCCGGGACCCTTCGGGGTATCTGGACACGCACCATCGTCACCACGCCATAGGACTCGTCATCCATCTCTCACGGTTGGTCAACATTGCAACACGGTGACGGCAAGGACGTTCTCGGTTCGAATCCGAGCCCGGCCACACGGAAAGGACATGTCATGAACAGGAAAACGTATGGGGCTCACTGCTCCGGCTGGCAGCATTCACCTGATGAACGCCGACGCCGGCATGAGAACACGAAGACAATCACTTGTCTGACGTTGGCGGCGACCGGGTTCCTGATTCTCTCGCTGCAACCCTGTGCGGGCCCGTGGAGTCTTCTCGCGGGGGTCATGCTGTGCTCTCCCCTGCTGCTCCCAGACTTGTTGGGTTGCGGGTAAACGCTTCCGGGCGGGGTTCTTTATTCCTTACTTCCCCTGTCCGGTGGTAGCCGGCCGCAAGGTGGCCGGTCCTGATGCAGCATTCGGTTTTCGACTGCATGAGGACCACGCGGGTTCGATTCCCGCACCGGCACTCACATAACTTAACCCCTTCGCGTCCTTGCGTCGGAAACCAATACAAGTGGTTTCGGACGTGTCAGCACCGGCGCAGAAGGACAACCAAATAATCATCAAGTCCAGTGAAGGGAAACAATCATGGAACTCACCCCATTCGACCGTATGAGACTGCTCAACGAGGCGCGCGGCCTACTGACGCAGGAGGAGCTTGAACGTCGGGCACGCATGATTCTCGACGATCCCACCACCCCTGCCAAAACATCGAAGGAACCCGATTCGCCGCGTCTCATCATCAGCGACTTCCTACGTTCCAAAGGATTCGAGCCGATGAAGAAAAGCGCGTTGCACTTCGGCTCCAGACTGGCCGAGAACTACAAGATGAAGTTCGGAGCCTACTCGCCGAAGCACGGTAAGGCCTATATCTACTACGAGATCGACCGGCCGCTCATGGAGGAGACGTGGGCTCAGATTCAGACGGAGGACGCCGACTGATGGCATCTGATTTCAACTCCATCGCCAAAGCCATCCGTTATCTCGGTGATTGCGTCCGTTATCTCGCTGACAAGTATGTGGCCGTGAACGATCGCGTGTACTCGGATTGGAACGAGGCCTCGAAGGTCGTGGGAGACGTTGGCCGTGACCATGTGGCCGATTATGCGGAGGCCTCTCACAAGCAGGGTAAGTCGCGTACTTGGCGTCACAGTCACCTGATGGAACGCGAGGAACAACTGTCCATGCAGTCGAGGGGTTCTCATGTTGACCCCGAATGATGTCCGGCATAGAAAGTTCCGCACGTATCGTTCCCTGCTTCACGGCGAGGTCTACGACGTGGAGGACGTTGACGATTTTCTCGACTCGGTGGCCGACACCATCAAGGTTTTAGGCAAGGAAGTACTCAAAGCAAGAAAGGAGGGGCAATGACCGTCGAGCAGATGACCGATGACGATTACTTCGCGTTGGACGCGGTGGACCAGACTTCGTTGAAGAAAATGCTGGTAAGCCCGTTGGCGTATTCGGATTACCTGACCGGTGAGCATGGGTATTCTTCGGCGTTGGAGTTCGGCAAGGCGGCTCACAGCATGGTTTTGGGCAGTGGCCCGCAGGTTGTGGCTAAACCGAATCTGCGTACCAAGGAGGGCAAGGCTCTTCGTGACAGGCTGGTCGAACAGTATGGTGCTGACGACATCGTGTGGCTGTCCGCCGATGATGTGGAGAAGGTTCAGGCCATGCGGGACATGGTTGGAGACTTTTTCACGAAGCTGGACGGTCAGCCGGAGGTGGCGATGATCGCCGCCGACCCTGATACCGGGTTGTTGATTAAGGGCAAGGCGGACTGGTTGCCGTCCACTCCCGACCCGGATGGTGTGCTGCGTATCCGTGATTACAAGACCACGGTGAAGTCGCCGGACGAGTTCGAGCGTTCCTGCTGGCAGTACGGGTATCACATTCAGGCCGCGTTCTACATGCGTCTCTACCGGTTGACGATGCCCGAATATAAGGGGCCGTTGGGTTTCGAGTTCGTCGTGCAGGAGAAGAATCCGCCGTTCGATTGGAGGGTGTGGCGGTTTGACGAGCATTCGCCCATCATCACCGAACTGGCGGAACCGAAAATCTGTAAGGCGTTGAAGCAGATCAAGTCGTTCCGTGACCTGTATCCCGACCCGTTGGAGGCGATGCGTGGCTACGGGCTGTCGAAGGTGCCGCAGGAGATCGCGTTCCCCGATTGGAGATTGGTTCAGGAAGAGGAGGAAATCGAATCATGGCGGTAATCAAGAAGGACGCTAAGGGCGGGCGTGGCACGTATGCGACCCTGGCTCAGGTCGTGAACTATGTGGACGAGCAAGGCTACGAGCTGCAATGGCCGACTCAGTTGATTGACGGACGCCTGTATGTGGATACGGCCGTCAAGAAGAAGGGCACGGACAAGTGGATTGCCAGTAATTGCCTTATCCCCGTAGAGGTGGGAGATTCGCGTGGTATGAGCGTCATGCAGGCCCTCGGTTCCGCGTTGACGTATGCGCGACGCTACAGCACTTGCGGCGCGTTCGGACTGGCGACCACGGATGATGACGGTGAGACCAGCGGCTACAAGAAGCGTTCCACCAAGGGCATGACCGACGAGCAGCAGCAGACGATTGACCGGATTCTCCAAATCATGCGTATTCCCGATGGTCAGGAGAACGGTTTCATCAGCAGCGTGCTGCAACGCAACGTGGTCTACGGGAAACTGTCTGAATCGGACGCGGCCACATTCATCGAATCGTACAACCGCAACAAGGAGAAGGAGCCTGCCCTCCAGTGAGCTTCACACCGAAACCTGGCTGCAAGTGCACCAGATGCCTGTGGGCTCACGGGGACAAGATCACGCTCCCCCAATGCCCCACATGCGGCGCCGTTGATTGCGCCGGAGCCCAATCACACATGCTGGTCTGCAACAAAAAAGCCAATGAGAAACACAAAGTCAATTCGTACAGGAGGTATAGCTGATGGCCGGAGAGGCACGAGTCATCTTGGATAACGCCCGTCTGGGCGCTGACCCGGAACAGAAGCAATCACAGTCGGGGCAGCCCTACTTGAGTCTGCGGTTCGCCATCACCCCTTACAGGAAGAACCGTCAGACCAACCAGTACGAGGACGGGGAGACGGAATGGTGGCAGGCCACCGAGTTCGACACCCGGCAGATGGAAACCTATATGCGTGAACTGCATAAGGGCGATTCGATTCGCGTCGAAGGCGCGTTAAGCATTCGTCTCTATCAGGACAAGCAGGGTCAGACCCAGATCAGCCGCGAGGTTCGGTTCGCGCACATCTCGAAGAATCTACCCAAGGCGAAGCAACAGCAGCAGGGTTTCCAGCCGAATTACGGTCAGCAGCCGAACAATTACGGTCAGGAAAACTATGGGGTGCAGAACTATCAGCAACCACAGCAGCAGCCTAACCCACAGTTCCAGCAGTCGGCTCAACAGTCGAACCAGCAGCAGTATCAGCAGCCAGCCGTTGACCCTTGGAGCCAACCGCAAGGCGCCTCTCAGGATGAGTTCGGCAATGGCGAGCTCTAACCCTTCACGTGAGACGTGCCGTCTTGTGGACCGGCGTGACGGCGAACGGTGCGTCCGTTGCGGCGCCACCTACAACTGGGCGGGTTTCTCCCGTCATCACAGGCATCTGAGAAGCCACCCGTTCCCCGGACTCCACCTGCCATCAAATCTCATACTGCTGTGCGGAAGCGGTTCGAACGAGGGTTGCCATTTGTGGGTGCATACCCATCAGCGTGAGGCGATGGACAACGGGTGGCTGGTCAGCGGTTTCAACGACCACCCCGAACAGGTGCCAGTCATGGTTTACGGCAAGGGCCTTGTGCTCTTGGACAACATGGGAGGCTTCACGTTATGCAGTTAGACGAAGCAGTCGAAGCGCTCTACAAACTGTTCTGCCGTGCCCCGTCCTTCCATATCGCGTTATGCAGGCTCGACCCGGTGGCGGCGTCCAGATTCATGAACGGAGATATTCGACTATGACACAGGCGAGGAAAGGGCCGCGACTGCCGTTAAGCCGTCAGGATGAGGCGATACTTGCCGGCCCGTGACTGTCAACCCAACTGGGACGCAACCTACGTGCAGCCGAGGCGCAGACGTTCGGACGCATGGTCTACGACGAGTGGACGAAAACCCATCCGGGCACACTCCCCTACACGGTAAGAATCGATTCCAGTCAGAAAACCGCGTACCTGCCAGAAGACCTGCCCCTATTGCACAAGGCGCTCACCCGGTACACGAACAGCAAATCATATCAACGTATTCAAACGGAAATCAAAGGAGAACACCAATGAGTGAGAAACCATTCTGGGAAGGCAAGACCGGTGAGGAGATGGCCGGACTGCACGTCAAGGTCACATGGAAGAACGGCGCCATTGTTACTGGAGTGTTAGATGACACAGGAGATATTGATTTAGGCGATAACCGTTCTTTGTACACGTCACGTGGCTATGACTCTTCCTGTGATTTTGAGCCAATGGGCGATATCCAATCCATCGAACTGTTGGATGACCCCAAGTATAAGCGCATCGACAACATCGAAAACGTGCAAGTGGGCGATATCTTCGTGGCCGATGACGGGAATCAGTATCTGATTGACGCCGCGGACAAAGACGATAAGGCAGCCACTTTCAGGGCATATCTTTCCTATGCCGGCGAAATGTGGCTCAGCAACTGCGCGTTCGCCTACGCATTGCATCCGAAGCCGAAGCTGCCCGACCATGACGGACTGTGGCTCGACAAGGACGATAACATGTGGACGATGCGCGACGGCAGCGTGCAGTGCACGTGCATCGGAGCCGATAACTGGAACTTCATCCGCGCGTGGTTCTCACCGGATAGCGTTCAGGTTCTAAATTCCGCGCCATTCCGCCCGGCCAAGGCGGTGGAAGCATGAGCATCATCGACAACGAGGCGGAAAACTGGTACGGCGGCAAAACGTACATGTACAGCGCGTACATCGCCGGGGCCACGCGCCAGCCCACGTACGAGGAAATCGAAGCCGGAGCGAAAGCGCTCTATGATGCGCTGAACTCCGTCTGCTTTTTCTCGTGGGAGTCCGCCGATCGGGCGTCGCGGGCCGACTATATCGATGCCATGAGGCTTGCACTCAAGGCAATACAAGGAAAGGCAACGGAAGAATGAGCATTCACCCGATTATCGATGAGCCTCCATCGTTTCCGCAGACTGTCTTACGCCTGTTCACGGGTAGCACTCATTGCTGTGACTGGTGCGAGGCACGCTGGAACAAGGTTCACCACACTGGCCGATTGGAATGCCAAAGCCGTCGATGCCCCTACTGCGGGCAATACGAATGCCCCGAGCCAAAAAACACTGGAAGAAATGCCCCATTTGGACACCGGTAGACCCTCCGGCATGGCTATATCCCGTGTTGGAACGGCTCTGCGAAAGAGATTTGCAACGAATGGCGAAGAAATCGAGGAATGATGCGTGACACGATTCTGTGCCTATGTGACCTGACCGGTGTCATGGCCCGCCCTTGGGTGGAACACGGATACCATGCGGTACTCGTTGACCCGCAGCACGGGGTCACATCCGAGGATGGCGCTTATCTGAAACTCGCCTGCACCATCATGGAGGCATTCGACCAGATCAGAGGTCTGGTTCGTTCCGGCCGGCTGGCGTTCGTGGCTGGCTTCCCGCCATGTACTGATATGGCGGTGAGTGGTGCCCAATGGTTCCCCCGCAAGTACGAGGCCGACCATTTGTTTCAGGCGAAGGCCGTATCCGTAGCGGAGCAGTGCCGGGTGATCGGTGAGATGAGCGGTGTCCCCTACATGGTGGAGAACCCGGTGTCGGTTCTCTCCAACGTGTTCGGCAAGCCATCCCACACGTTCGACCCGTGTGATTACACGCGGTATGCGCCAGAGGACAACTACACGAAGAAAACCTGTCTTTGGACGGGGGGGGGATTCCAGATGCCGCCTCGCAGCCAGGACATGAGTCTGCCGGCTCCTGACCGGAATCGTATCTGGTACATGAGCGGCAAGGACAGAGCCAACAACCGAAGCAAGACTCCGCTCGGCTTCGCCCGCGCGGTTTACGAAGTCAACCAAGGAAAGGCAACGGAAGAATGAATCTTTTAGATGAAACCAAGAGTGCGATCTCACGAAGCAAGCATTCGACCGATGACGTTCGATTCGTCGGCTCCCGCGACGAGAAGCTGGGAATTCCGTGGAGTCAGGCCGAAAAGGTGCTCGACATCGATTACGACGACGGATACGGCGGTCAGGAGATAGCCGCCGATCTGGTCGTGGCGTTCACGGATGGCGGGTTCCTGCGCCGCGAGGAATACGACGGCAGCGAATGGTGGGAGTACGAGCCACCGTTCAGAGTCCCGACACCGCAGAAGCCGTTCAAACTCGTGAAGCTGACCAGCTATTCCACACAGTTGCTTGTGGACATCAATTACCCGATGGAGGCAACGGAAGAATGAACAATCTTATCCACTGCGATATGTGCGGCTACCTCATGACCAAACGTTGGAGCGAAACCATTGACGGTAAGACGTATTGCCGTGATTGCGTTCCGAAGAAGCGTCTCCTCGATTCGGGCGAGCCGACCGAGTTCGATGATACCGACGAAATCGTATGCCCTTACTGCGGGCACCGATACGAAGATTCGTATGAATGCGGCGGCAATGACGAATACTTCGAGGAGGAGTGCGAGGACTGCGGACGAGAGTTCAACGTGACTCGCATCATCGACATCAGCTATGACACCAAGCCGAAGGAGGCAACGGAAGAATGAGCGACATGAGAACCTTCATCAAGGTTGAGCACAGTCGTTTCACTTTGATTTTGCGCAAAGGAATGCTCCCGTTCCACTGGATTGCGGAATCCCACGTCTACCCGGACAAAGGTTATGTCACGGCGGTACGCGAATGCACCAACTACGGCGCTGTATGGGCGTTGAGCAGTAGTGGCGCTCTCGATCAGGTCATGCCCTCGATCTGGGAGGACATCAAATGGTTGGACGAAAGGATGAACTGATGCGTGTGCATCGTCCGAGACTACAAAAACCAAACCGAAGGAGGCAACGGAAGAATGAGCGCTACTATTCTTGATCCCGCGTGCGGTGGACGCATGTTCTGGTTCGACAAGCATGACCCGCGCGTGCTGTTCGGCGACTGCCGCGACGAATCATGGGAGTTGTGCGACGGACGCCGCTTCGATGTGAAACCCGATCAGCTGATGGACTACCGTCATCTGCCATTCCCTGACGACTCGTTCCGGCTCGTGGTGCTCGACCCACCGCACATCAGACACGGAGGGCGCACCTCGTACATGGTGCGCAAGTACGGGCTTCTGGACGAGCATGGCTGGCCCGATGACCTCACGAGCATGTTCGCCGAGTGCTTCAGGGTGCTGGAGCCGTCCGGCATCCTGATCTTCAAATGGAACGAGACGCAGATCCCCGTATCCCAAGTATTGGCCTGCACCCCGCAACATCCTCTGTTCGGCAACAAACAACCGAAACAGACCGGCACCCATTGGATCGTATTCATGAAGGAGGCACTTGATGAAATTCCACAGGATTAGCCCGTGTCCTCGTTGTGGGGGCAAGGTCAAGGCGAAATGGGAGCGGGACGGCGTGCAGGGGTTGCCTGAATACACGTTCTTTATCGTGATGTTCCGCTGCACTGTCTGCGGGCTCGGCTTCGAGGGAGGTTGTTCACGGAAGCCCGCCCCGTATCAGTTGCAATACAATATCGCCGCTTGGAACCGCATATGCAACGGTGATAAATGCTTCACGTTGACCTACATGAGTCAGGAAGACGGACGATGAAGTTGGAGACCAAGGAAGAATATCTGGTCGATTCGGCTATCGAGATGCTGTATCCGACCGTCACTTTCAATTCCTATGAGGCCGCTGTGAAGCATATCCACGAGACGCCGGGCACGTGGCGAATCACAAAAATCTTCGGCAAGCGCCTATCTGAGCGTGGACGAGGCGAAACAAATCATGCAGGCACTGCAACAGGCAATCAAGGAAGCGGACGATGAGTGACAAGGCGATGCCGTTGGGCAAGAAGTTCAAGGTCCGGTTGACCATCACGCCGGAGGAAACCGGAACGCCCGTGGACATGCTGGGATTCACGTTCACCAGCGGCAAGAACGGGCATACGACACTGAACGCACAGTACAGCAACATTCCCAAACTGGTTGATGACGGGCTCGACTCACTGTCGATTCTCGTGATCCTCAAAACACTGGAGATGTGGGCCCAGAAGGGATATGAGCTGTGCCAGCCCATCGTTCAACGATTTTACGGAGGCAGACGATGAGCTATAAGGCGAAGATATTCACCCGCGAGGAGTTTCGAGAGGTCGTCGCAGCCGCCATCTACGACTACGAACAAGCGCCCGCGAAATGCCTCTACACGACCAAGGATGCGGCAGACCAACTCTACGGCCATTACGGCGAGGAAACCGAGGTGGAGGAATGAAACCACGAGTGTATGACGATTTGGTCCAATCCGCCGTCGAATTGAGTTGCTTCGGTACAGGCCAGTCAACCATCGAGGAAGGCCGAGCCGCCTATCAAGCATGGCTCAAGGAGCATGACCGGCAGATAGCCGAAAAAGCATGGGAAGAAGGGTATATCCAAGCCGTCAAGAACATGAATCCCATGCCCGGCGAGGAATCGCCCGAATACACACCAAACCCATATCGAAAGGAGAACGCATGAACGAGATTCAGCTTACAGACCATTTGGTTGCGCATATCGGCGCGGAAGGAACCTGCGGCCGTTATCAAGCCAAAATCTGCGAAGACGGCAACTTCAGAAACTTCCTGTACGCCATGAGCCTCAAACGTCTCAAGCGCAAGTGCGAGAAGTATGCGAAGCGTGAACGCAAGGCCATCGAATATGTCACCACACTCAAGGAGGAATCATGAGCGTAAGTAGTCTCAAAACGCGAAGAAGGAATTGAATTGAGCGGCTGGCGTGACAAGGCCGCGTGCCGTGACATGGACCCTGACCTGTTCTTCCCAACCACGTCCAGCGAGGAACGATTGGCGCTCAAGGCCTGCGCCCAATGTCCGGCGATATGCGAATGCGCACGGTACGCGGCGGAACATGCCCTGATAAACGGCTACCCGCTGCAAGGCATATGGGGCGGCATAAACAGAAGCAAAGGCAAGAACTACAGGAACAACGAAAAGGAGATGTAGGAATGAGCATCGCGGACGATGAAGCCGAGAAGGCGTATCCGACCCGCCACTGGGAAGGAACGCATGTCAAGAAACAGTTTTACTGCGACACGGACGATTTACAGGAAGCGTACCTGCGCGGCCGCAATGCGCCACCGGCTGACGCCGAGATCGAAGCCGTGGCGAAACGGCTCCTCTGGAACAGCTGCAAAAGGTATGACGACGAATATGCGGCAAAGGACGAGGAAGAAGCATGGGATCGCGAAGGCTGCTTCCCCGGATGGCAGGAAGACTATATCCGACAAGCCAAGGAACTACTCGCACTGGCGCGGAAGGCGGTAAACGAATGAGTCGCTATGGCAAGGCCGAAACACTCGCCATCGCCGCCGCCGTACTGTTCTCCGTACTGTTCTTCGCCTTCGTTGCCTATCTCGGCTGGGCTGAAGCAACGGCGGACACCATCATCCTCCGCGACGGCAGCCGATCATACGTATGCCAGACCAGCAGAATCTCACAAGCGCCACACAACTGCAAACCGGTCAAGGAGAAATCATGAGCATCGGATACGTGGAATGCGACCACTGAACCATCTGACTTGGAGCATCACCGACTATCGGGTGCGTATCAGCTCTAATTTGGAGAAGGGGGCTCATGTTGAGCAAAGCGAAAAGTAAAGCATGGCAACTGCTCATTGAAGACTCGAACCGTCCGGCAGAGGAGATTCGCTTGGCTACCGGACTTTGGGTCGATGTGATCGAGCAGATGCGCGGGGACGTGCAAAAACGACTACGAGACAACCCGGAGTTCTGATTATGAGACCGAGTTATCTGCCCGTCCAGTATGAGCATTGCCCGTACTGCGGAGGAATCTTGAACGTATTCGGGGACTGCGTGGACTGCCAGTTTCACGATGACCCGACTGAATGGTGGATGGACGAATGAGCCGACAGAAAGCCAAAGGCACACTGCTTGAATCCAAGGTGGTCAACTATTTGCGCGCCCGGTTGGGTGACAGCGAGCAGACGATACACCGTGAGGTGTTGCATGGCACGAAAGACCAGGGCGATATCACCGGTCTGCGTATCCACGGCCGGCCGGTCGTATTGGAGTGCAAAAACTACAGCACCTACGCTGGGAGACTCAAGGAGTGGATGCAGGAGGGTCGCACCGAGGCGGGTAACGCGGACGCACCTTACTGGTTCGTCGTGTTCAAGCAGAAGGGTCTCGGCTTGGACTCGCTGTCAAGCATGGACAACCAGCCCGTGCTTACCGACTTGAAGACCCTCGCATTGATAGCAGGACATGGAATCATCGAAGGAGACGAAGAATGAGCTACGACCTGTTCATAGTGGACAAGGATGTGCCGGAACCGGAATGGTTTGACGTATGCGAACGGGACGGCGAGCATGTGCGGACCGCTCATGGCCATTATTTCAACTACACGTATAATCTATCCGCGTTTTTCACCGATTACAAGGTCCATCCTAAGCATGACCTGGACGGGTTGACGGCCGGGGAGGCCGCAGCCCGTATCGACAAGGCGTTGAAAGACATCTACTTGGAACCATTGTATGTTTTGCGCGGCAAATACAATCCGCCGAACTATTGGGGCAGCGTGGACAGCGCCATCGCATGGTTGAAACTGATATACGACTATTGCCGGGAACACCCGGACTATATCGTGAGGGAACGCTCCTAAGGGGAAATGATGGAAGATAGGAAACTCGTTGATTTCGCCCGTTGGCTGAACGATCATCCGGGCGAATGGAATCTTTGGCCGTATCTCATTCCCATACAGGCCGACCGCAGGGATACCGTCGCATCGATGAGGCTTGTCATGGAACGCATCAAAAACCATCAGTACGACGAGTTCCGCGTGGACACCGCCCTGCTCGAATACGAACTGTTCAACGGTTTCATGGGCTTCGACAACGGTGGCGTGCATGAGAATGGTCTCGCGTTGAAGATGAGGCTCAAAGCATGACCGCGCGTGGAGATGACCGCAAACTCATGCATTGGATAGCCTCGCACGGCTACACGGTGGTACGCGCCGGCAGCGGCCACTGGAAGATATTCGATGACGGCGTGCTGCTCACGGCGACGAGCGGCACGCCCTCGGACTGGCGAAGCCGCCACAACTTCATACAGGATCTAAGGAGACAATCATGTTCAATCCATTAACAAGGATACGGCACCGTTGCCCCTTCTGCGGAACTACCCCGTTCATATTCGAATGGGAAGGCCGCTACATGTATTACTGTGCTGGCCACTTGAACGGCCCCTATGCCGACACGAGGGAGGAAGCGTGGGATAAGTGGTGCGGAACGGTTGAGAACATTTGGGAAAGGGACAGGAAATGACCTGGATCATACGAAATTCTGGAAGGCAGTAGCCGAGAACCGCAGTGAGAACGCGGTCGCTGCCCTCGAAACCATGATTGAGGAGACGGAATGAGTCTGGTGAGTTTAGATTTCAGGAAAGTGGTATAACGATGGCCCGCAAAGGATACATCCAGCTTGTCAACGGCTTCTACATGAATCGCAAGGTGCGAAAACTCAGGCACACATGCCCGAGCGCGATAGGCGCGTTCACGATGATGCTTACCTTCTGCGGAGATAATCTTTCAGACGGTCATATCAGTGAAGATGATGCGCTTTACGTGCTGGATATCACCGATTCAGAACTTGAAGCACTATGCAATGTCGGCATGATCGAACCGGACGGGAACAACGGGTACTACATTCACGATTATCTTATGCATAATCGTAGTCGCGAACAGGTGCAAAAGAAGCGCGAAAGCAATGCTGAAAATTACCAAAAAAATAAGAACGAGGTGAAAACCTCCGATTCAGATGCGATTCAGCCGTCTGAAAGTCATCTGAATCGGGACAAACACCAGAACACCAGAACACCAGAACACCAGAATGAATTATCTAAAGATAATTCAACTCCCCCTACCCCCTCAAAGCCTGACTTCGCTGGACTGCTCGACAGTCTTGAGCGTCTTTACCCGACGAACAGGTTCGACGGGAAGACATCTCAGGCTCGAATGCAGTTGGAAATCGAATGGCCCAAGATCGTGAAAGCCGCTGGCGAGGCTGACCCGTGCGAGTTTCTTGAAGCCAAAACCCGAGCGTATGTCGGGGCCACCGAGGAACGGTTCGTGAAGACGTTCAGCCGGTTCATCGGCGGGGAACTGTACGCACGCAACTGGGAGAAACCCAAACCGGAGACCCCAAGGGCCCGGCAAGTCCAGCCGGTCAAGTCCCGCAGCCAGCAGAATCTCGAAGCGAACATGGCGAAAACCTGGCAGTACATGACCGAGGAGGAGCGTGCCCGATACTCGCAGGGAGGTCTCAATGCTCAGCAAGGGTGAGGCGGCGGCGTTGTTGTCGCTGATTAACGCGCATCACGGCAACGCTCAGTGGGATGATGTTCAGCTTGACGCTTTTTATTCGGAACTGGTTTCGGATATCACGGCGGTAGAGGCGCGTGAGGCCGTTCGACGCTTCTACGCGGACAACAGCACGGGTCGCTGGTGTGGTTCCGGCGACATCAACGGCATCGTCCGCAAGCTGCGCAACGGTGCGAAACCGTCCGAAGCGCAGATAGGCCGGGAGTGCGAACGTCTGGGACTAGTGGAAGATCAGGCGTGGTTGTATCGCCGGCAGCGCATGATGGGCCGTTCCTCGGACGAGTCTCGACAGGTGGCGTTGGCCGCGCGTGACCCGCTGCGCTTGCCGCCCGCGAAACCCAAGCGCCGGCGTGAGTCCAGTGATTTCAATCCGGAGTTGGGCGTGGCGTTGGACGAGGTTCTGGCGACACGCCGTCCGGCTGAATCATGACCGGTTTGATGGCATAATTGGGAGTTGCTGACACGTCCGAGACCTTCAAAAAAACCGAAGGTCAAGGTCACTATTGTCTTTTTCCACTGAAACTACGAGGCTCTGCCGCTACCACGGTTGCTGGCGGGATATCGTCACCGACGCGCCGTCACCGCTTATCGGACATGGCGTCGAACCGAATCTGAATCTCCTGTGCGACAAGCACGCCAGCCAGTTGACCGGCGACCTGCGATGGTTGGACCGCAGTCTGCCCGACCTGTGCGAGTATCGCATCAACCGCGCCTACGGGCACAAGAACGGTGGCGGCGGTCAATCCGGCACCGCTCCCGCACCGTTGCGCGAAGCCCTGCATGATCTGCTGTACGCGGACGATGACCACGGTTATCCGGGGTTGCAAGGCACGTTGTACGAGTGGATGCGCAGTCTGAAAATCAATCTGCCCGAGTCCACGCCACTGTCGGACATGGTTCACCGTATCGCCAATCATCCGAAACTCATGGAGCATTCCAGCACCCCCGTGTACGCGGAACTGGTTCACAGTCTGACACGCAAGCTGCGTCGTTTTCTCACGGACGATGACGGGGAAACCGTATTGTACGGGCCATGCCCCGCCGACAAGTGCTTGGGCCAGCTCTCCGGCTATGCGGACGCGGAGACGGCGAAATGCCCGCAATGCGGTTTCAGTATGCCGGTCGCCCTTATCAGGGCGGAACGGGTGAAGCGTCTCCTCCAATCGGAGGCGGTGAGAACCCGTGGCGAACTGTTGGACATCATCAAGGCGTGCGGGATGCGCGTGAACCGCAGCACTTTGCGCAGTTGGATACATCGCGGCCAGTTGCCTCAGCAGGGCGAGGACTCGTACAGCAATCCGCTTTACAGGTTCAGTGATTTCTACCGGCTCACAACCGGATTGTCCGAGAACGCGGACGTGTGGGAGATCATGCAAGCCGCACAAAACCAATCCAAGGAAGGAGACAACCAATGAGCAGCCAGATTCAACCATTCGACTTCAGGGGCATTCAGGTGCGTGTCCTAACCGATGAACACGGCAACCCGTGGTTCCTTGGAGCGGACGTATGCGCCATTCTCGGTACGGCCACCAACCATATTCGGGAATACCTCGATGCCGATGAAATCACCAATATCCGTAGTACGGATATTGCTCAGAACGGTGGCAAGGCACCCGTTTTCGTGTCCGAGTCCGGCTTGTACTCCCTCGTGTTACGCAGCCGCAAGCCCGAGGCTCGCGAGTTCAAACGCTGGGTGACGCATGAGGTGCTGCCATCGATTCGCAGGCATGGTGCGTACATGACCGAATCGACTTTGGAAAAGGCAGTCACCGAACCCGACTTCCTTATCCGGCTTGCCACGCAAATCAAACAGGAGCGGGCGGAAAAGGAGAAGGCCCAAGCACAGGTCGAACGGATGCGTCCCAAGGCGTTGTTCGCTGACGCTGTGGAAACCTCGAAGACCAGCATCCTTGTGGGCGACTTGGCGAAAGTCCTGAAAGGCAATGGCGTGGATATTGGCGGCACTCGCTTGTTCGCGTGGCTGAGGGACAACGGATGGCTGATGAAAACCGGCAGCTCTCGCAACATGCCCACGCAGAAATCTATGGAATTGGGCTTGTTCGAGATCAAGGAAACCACCGTGGTTCACTCGGACGGTCACACGACCATCAACAAGACGCCGAAAGTCACGGGCAAAGGTCAGACGTTCTTCGTCAACAAGTTCCTCGGACACAGGGAGATTACTCAATGAGCATCAATCTTGGCACCACGGAAGTGGTATTGGGCTTGTATTCCAAGGCGCTTCAACTAGCCACGTTCACCGTGGAAGTCCCGGTGGTGGGCGAACTGGAACCGGGCAGCGTGTTTATAGGTGACGACATGCGACCATGCGCGCACGTGACCGTGATGCCGCCGCCCGACGGTTCCGTCGAAAAGGCCGTTGGAGCCGGTGTTGAAGCGTTTCAGAAGGCGTTCAACGAGTCGATGGAATCGAGGGGCATGTGAACCGGCTGAAACGACTGTTGCACTTGGAGGAGCCGGAACCGGTCGAAAAACCGGAACCTGAACCACCGGTAGTGGAACCATGCCCCATCTGCGGACTCGTACCCAAACTGAAGCATGTGTGCGTCACCCGCAACTACCGCGACTACTGGCTGGAAAAAGACTCGTGGCAGCTCTTGGAATGGTGCGATCACGTCGAAAGCATCCTTTCGTTCGCCTCGTTTTTTGAAGACGAGAGTGTTCAGAAGTGGAATACCGGTTGCAGACGGTTGAAGGCAGTGGTTGACGAGCCGGTTCCCGAATGCCCCGCCTGCGGGGAGAAACCCGTCGTGCAAACGGACTCGGAGTCGGACATCCCCCAGCTTGTCTGCTCATGCAACGAACTGTTGAGCAATGTGGAGATAACAAACGTCTATAAGCGCAAACGCGAGTGGATACGTCGCTGCAATGCGTTGAAACGCAAGCAGGACAACGTGAAAGACATGGAACAGCTTATCGGAGAAACACAATGAACGGACATTATTCGGTTATCACGAATTTCGGCTGTCATTGGACATGCCCTTACTGCATCGTCAGGGAAACCGGATTGAACGTGCCGGTGACCGACATGCAGGCCACGCTGCGGACCATCAGCCGTGAAAGCGAACGCCACCCCATGAGGTTCCTGAGCTTCAGCGGCGGCGGAGACCCCTGTTTCCCCATGCGCGAGCCGGAAGCATCGAAACGTGTCGCCTTCTACCGGGAGGCGATACACAGGGCCGGAGGCTGGCTCACGGAAACCGAGATGCACACCAGCTACTTCCAATGCGGACGCAACGTGGCTCAGGTCATGCAGCAGATCAGGTTCAGCCGCGTAGTGTATCACATGCGGCCCACGAGCTTGTCCGATGACGTGGCGTTGGCATTGCCCCGCAAATGGTTCGACCGTCAGAAGGTGCGTGTCGTGTACGTGGTCACCCCCGATTTCACGCCGGAGCGTATCGACCGGATAGCCGATCTCGTGGCCGGCAACCACGTAGTCGATGAACTGTCGTTCAGGCAGAAGGTCAACCCCGACAACACCATCGACCACACGTGCGAGGAGTATCTGAAGGCCGGCCATCAAAACCGCTGGTGGTACATCCAACAGGATGATTACAACACGTACGTCGTGAACGACCGGCTTTACACACGATTCAGCGATATCGGCAAGGAGGACCACAGGTGAGCAAGAAGATTCGCGTCGCATGGGATGACCTGAAGCCCGGTGATCTGATTCACGTCAAAGGCAGCACGAACACGTATGTGTTTAAGGGCTGGTTTTTGGACGCAGCCAGCGTTGACCATCGTAAATCTGGCGCAGAAACCTACGTGATTACGAGGTCCAAAAACAATTCACCAGTAGATGTAGCCATTGTTGTCACTCACGACAATTTCGCGTACGCGACCCGTCCCGCACCAAAGAAGCCGCGTCCAAACATCGTGGAGCCGAAGGCACCGGGGGAATACTGGCTGCGTGTTCATGCGGGGGAATTGAACGGCTGGTATATGTGCATTCGCCGCCAATTCGACTCGATTAAGGACTCGTGGGATAAGCCCAGTGACCTCAGGGCATGGCAAACAGTCATGTGGGGCATTATTGCTTTCTCCCCGTGGCTGACGTGGCATGAAATGGTGGACGGCATGCATGTGTCTGAAGTGTTGACCGCTGAGGAATATTACATGCGCAAAGCCAAGGGGGAACTATGAAGACCATTCAGGCAGCAGACCTGTCACCTCGCATGCTGGGAAGAAAAGTCATCATACAGGTCGGCAAAAGCGTCATCAGGGGCATGATCGAACACATTGAAATCGACATGCGAACGGAATGCACGTTCAATGAGTATCAAAAGCCAGGGAGCAGAATCATAACCCGTGAATATATGACCATTCCCACCGGAGAGATTCGCGTCACCGTCGGCGGTATTGATCTCAAACTCAACGACAATCACGTAATCACCGTGGCGGACTCATGAGCCAACCGATGACTCTACCCAGCCAGCTCAGGATCGTAAACAACAAGCTGACGGAACTGGGCAAGATCATGTACTACCAGCCTGACCTGTTCTGCAGTAGCGTCAGGCTCCAACAAGGCATGATCGGTTGCTGCAAGGCGTATCTCGGCTACATGAAATGGCACACGCTGACCGTCTCCCAGTATTTGACGGAGTCGAACTGGGGTATGAGACGTGCCCGCGCAAGCTGCTGCCTCACCAAACAAGCATATCGTGCCGCTTATGGCCTGCCCGACTTGGAGCGCAGGGCGGACACCCTGTACTGGATGCGGAGGCTCCACTAGTGGAACCAGTGCCAATCATCTTGTTCATGCTCCTATTGGGAGCCGTCGCTATTATCGAGAATCGGAGGAAACATTGACCGAGGAAACAATGAACAGCATGACTAAGGGAACCATTTTTACGGCTGGCTCATTAGGCGATTTGCCTGATTTCAACCAGTGGCCTATATGGTTCACGCCGAAACTGATTCTGATTATCAACCATGCGTGCCGTAGGTTCATCACACGTTACGCAAAAGGCGTGGACGGTAAAATCGTTCAGCGTTTCTATCGCGCACTGAGGGACGCATGGCTTCGGGGATACATGACCACTATAGAGGCATGGGCGGAGTTTTACGTATTCGTAGCGCATTTCCACCGCCACTACCTGCTGTGATAGGAATGCCGTCCTAGTGTGCTTCCATGAGAGGCAGTGACGGCTTCTAACACGTCCATTATGGACTAAACCAGCGAAAAAGCAATAAAAAATTCCTTTTCGCGGGTTTAGACGAAGCAGAACCATGTTTTCGTATAATCAGGCCCACTTTTCACGGTTATTCGTTATTATTCTCCAACGCCTTGGTCACGGTCACGGTTGCGTTATCAGTGACAGACAATCGACCCATGTCGTAGTAATCAACCATTTCCCTGCTGCTCCACCCGCCAGAAGCCATGATCTGGATATCCGGCACGCCTTCCTCGCGGGCGAGGGTGGCGAAGGTGCGGCGTAATGAATGACTGGTGATACGTTCCGGGCAACCTGCCTCATGGCCCAATCTGACCACGACGGACAGAATCTGAGGCTGCGTTACCCTGACTCCCCCACGGACGAACATAGGCCCGCTCTTCCTGTTCCTACATGCCCGTTCAAGGGCACGCGAGGTCCGGTCACTGATGGCGAGATTCTGCATCCAATCATATTTTCGATGCACTCGTACCGTTTCCACGGACTCGTGCTTATGCCAATCCTCGATATCCAGATTCAGGGTTTCGCCCACGCGCGTACCGTTCAACAGCATGAGGCAGCAGCAGCCGGGCACGAAATCATCAGGATGTGATTCCGCGAGCATGAGGAACCGTTGCGCCTCGTCACGAGTCAGCCACGAACCCTGAGACCAGTGACGGGTAGGGGGACGTTTCACATGCAATCCGGGGTTCCGGTCAAGATACCCCTCCTCGTAGAGGTACCTGTAATACGAGCAGATCGTTGAATACACGGTTTTGAGGGTGCCTTTCGACAGTCCTTGGCTTCTCAGCCAGGTACCGTACATTTCGATATGCACCCTTTTGACGTCCAACGGTTTCAACTCATATATGGCGCACCATTCGAACCATTTCTCCATAATGCGCCTGTACTTGCCGCGACTGGCATCAGGTGCAGTCGCCAGATACTCCTCGGCCAGAGCTTCGGCATCCGGGCGAGTCAACAGGTTACGCACCAAAGGCAGAATACCAGTCATGCTTCTACCTTCGCCAGTTGACGGTCGATATCGGCTATACGCTCCATGAGCCGCTGGCGTTCCGTCCTGAGCGCTATGAGCGGGGAGCCGTCAATCAGCTCGTATTTGGACTTGTCCAATAGGTCAAGCGCAGTCGCGGGCAAGTCACGAATCTCCAATATCACGTCGTCGCATTCCCCGACCTGCGGGTACTTCACACTGCCTCCAGATGGGGCGAACTCTCCTTTAACAATGACGACGTTGTTGGCGAGCCGTACCTCGTGATCACGGCCCGGACGGTGGGCCACGCAACGTCCGGCCACGCGAATCTCTTCTCCGGCATAGTAGTCGTCCGCATTAACGCGAATCGATACCGTGTCGCCGCTACCGTCCGACCAGCCCCATAGTTCGGCGGCGAGCTGTTCCACTCTTTCGCGGTCTCTCGCGTCGAATTTCCATGAACGTGTGGCCGCATCCCATTTGCCGCCGATGGCCTTCGCCTTCTTCGGACAATCGGGATGATATGGGCTGACCAGTCTGACGCCATCACCCGTGGTTACGATGTTCACATCCTGCATGATGATTTTCCTCCTTATGGAGGCTTGTGCTACGCTGCATAAGCCTCCAATTAATTGCTTTCAGAGATAATTGATTGATAAAGGCTGGTGTCGGACGTGAGCTAGACGTCCGGCACCGTTTTCCCACCGTTTCAGTCACTGGAATGACGATCCGCCTCATATTCCCTGCACAGGTCGGTAGCGAACTTGGTGAGATTATCGGGGGCAAGCACATAGTTCTCCCCGCTCTCCCCCGCCTCGTCATAGTATTTCCACACCTCATGCAAGGCGGCTCTCATACGTTCAGCGTCCATTGATTACCTCCTGATTCCAGTCCAACATGTCAGCGGCCAACCATTGCCCGCCGCCTGAAGCATTGGCGTACAGCCAAGCCCGATATGAGATTCGAGCCGCCTTATCGCGCTTTACCCATGCCTGAAGCCACATGAGACGCAACCTCCAGCCGGGTATGCGCCGCCACAGTTCCGTGTTCGTGGCCGGGTCGAAACGCTCATAACGGTAGACAGCGGTAATCATTTCGACTCCTTGGGATCAAGTTCCGTACCATCCTGGCGACTGGCGGCGAACACGTCACTGCCGATATCGTCAACGTCGTATAGGTCGCCGTCACCGTTCTCCTCTACCCAATCGCACAGTTCGGCGAAGGTCAATCCCTTGGGAGCCTTGACCTGACGGTATTCAACTGTCGTGACATGCTGGGAGATACGGTAGGTCTCCATACCGTCGCCTTCCGCCATCGCGGCGAAAAACTTCAAGCTGGCGCGGACCTTGCGCATACGACTGTACGCCGTATCGACAGGCACAAGGTCATTCATCATCTGGGCCACGTCATCGTCGGCGTCATAGCCGCCGTCCGCAAGCTCCCTCAACTGGTTTTGCACGTGCTCCAGCGAATCCCATTCGATGAAAAACTCACGGCCGGACGGCAACCCATCAACCTTATATCCATCCAATACCCACAGGACCCGCGCCTCGGGCATGCCCCGCACCTTTTGGCGTACATCCCCCAGTCCCGAGCTCTCAATCAACGCCTGCAAATTCTCCAACTTGTCTTCCATGACAAAACCTTCCTTTGTATTGTCCCGTAAAACGATTGACGGGACAATAGACCACTCCAGAGTCCCGTCTAAATGCTGATTTATATGAAAACCGCACCATAGAAAGCCCATAGTACGGTTCTAAATGATGGTTTATATAAGAACAGCCCCATAGAACAAGTCCATGAGGCCATGAAAACGATAACGGCTATACGCTCCGCCTGTATGGTGGAATATCCAACGTGGCTTGAAGCCCGTCGTTGACATGCTCGGCATCCCTCAACGAGAGGCGTCCGAACCATCGCAACAGTTCGCTCTTGTTGAAATAGAAGCGTTGCGAACAGCGCACGAGCGACGGCTTCGCCAGTCCCTCGGCTTTCCAGTCAAGCAGTGGAACGTCGCCGGCCTCATCCCAATCAGTGTTGCCGGTTATCTTCGCCACAATGCCCGACACCAGATCACCGTCAACCTCGGTGATTACCACGGGACGCGGCTTGCCGATACCGGGATGGTCGGGAAACTCCACCCACATCAGCCACACGTCATACAGACGCGGTTCACTTGGCGTACTGGTCATAGACGCTATCCTCCGAATCATCCCAATCGGCGGGCAGTATCACATGACCCTTCTCCGAACGCTCGAACATGTAGGCATTGTGAACAGGCGGCACCGGATAGCCGTCAGGCGTGTGCCGCGTCGGCTTGAACGGCAACCCGTTGTCCACCAAAGACTGGCGTAAAAACATGTTGACTGCGGTGCTCAGGCTCATGCCCATGGAATCGTAGAGCGCGGCGGCACGCGCCTTGACATCATCATCAATATTGGCGACCAGCTTACCCATAATAAACCTCCTTAACGGTTAACAGATGGTATCAATCATATACCATATTGGGATAGAATAGTATCCGAATTTTTACTAGTAGATGTAAATCTCACCCGCCTTGTGTTTCCACCCGTCCGGCGTGTCAGGGAACGCCTTGCGCCATTCAGGTGTCAGAGATCCAAGCAAATCGGCGTAATCATCAAACGAGAACACGTCTTCATACTGTGCCTCAATATCGTGTGCCACGCCGTCCAGTTCGCCCAACATATTCATGAACTGTTGGGTTTCGCCATCGGGATACACGTATTGGGTGAGCATAAGGTTACTCCGCCAGTCGTCCAAGTATTCTCGGACGCGGTAATCGATCAACGTAAGTTTGATAGTGGCGCTCATAATAATCTCCTAAAAAAATATTGATTTGGTTTGTAGAAAAATGGGTTGCCGTCCAGCGGAAGTGAGGGAAAAACACCGGACGGCAAGAACTTAGAACAGCGGCAATGCAAACCGCTTGTCGGGTAAATCGGTGGCGTTCAACGCCGCCAGAATCAGATCGGACGTATGCAATGGAATGTTGGCACGCACGGCCGCGATATTCTCGGCAGTGTAGGCGCAACCGGACGATTCCAGCACCTCACGAATCTTCGCCGTGGATATCCTGACTTCCATCACAGTACTCCCAGCAAATCATCGATAAGCATGGCGATAGCGGTTTGATAACGCTGATACGTGGTGGAATAGGCGCAGTCGTAAACCTCACGCGCTCTCTTATCCAGCACGTCCAACGTGAAACCGCTATCAGCGGTCAAACGTTCCATTTCATCATTGTCAGGCGGCGTACTGGGCATACAGCCGACACCCTCCAGGGTATCGATCGCACGCCTACGTAAGTCATCCGTGAAACCATGCTGACCGTCGAACACGGCGGATAGCTCATCTTCGTTGTCATCAGCCATTTCCCACGCCGACTTCAACAACAGTCGCGTGGCCTTGTCTCTCAGCTCGCTCATGTCACGCCGCCTTAGCCCACAGGTTACGGGCAACGGCCACGTAATCGGCCACCGCCTGTTCTAACTGCTTGTCACTGCCACGCTCATACCTTGCACGGTAGGCGACTACGCATTTGCCGTTGGCCGAAGCGATGTACGCCACCTTTTTACCCTTGCTGGTACGGAACGCCTTGATATGGCCCAAACCTTGCAGTTCCGGGCATTCCTTAGCCATCATCAGGTCAGGCAGAGTCGCGTAGGACACGGCAAACGTGTTGACCTTGGGCGGGACTTCAGGGATCTCTTGAGTGATCGGGGCCGGTTCATCATCAAGAAACTCATCCTCACCAGCCCATTTGCTTTCATCTTCAACCTCGGTAGGCGGCAGATGACGCACCATACCTTGCTTAGGCCAATGGTCAATAGTCGTAAACCGTTCGTTCTCGCATGTCCAACGGGACTCAAAATCAGCCACCGTGATACCGGAAACGCTTTTAGCATCCATCCCCGTCAGCACGGGAACCGTGAACCCGTAAGCCTTACGCTCATTGTCAGGCACCAGAAACCAGCCATGTTCAAGGTCGGACTGGCTTGCTTTCATACCATCCAATAGTTCGGCGTATTTCTTCTCACCCTTGGCCTGAACATTCCAAGACGTGCCAGCGGACGTTTCCGACAATCGCCAGATACGCTTCAGCCGGGCGTTTACATACCGCACGTCATACTTACTATTGTCCTTACGCAAGCGTACCCACATGCCGCTCACGGCATTCACGTTACGCGACGGGTCATTAGCCAGCTTCTTCATTTTGTTTACCTCATTTCAAAAAAATCGATTGTCAGATTTGCACGCCACGGTGATAGGCGTAATCGCCATACACGCAAGTGGCAGTGTCGTTAACGCCGTAAGGCGTGGAACATTGGGGAGTCGGCTGGATAAAACCAACCCACCTGAGAAAGAGAGTGGCCGCGACTAGCGCGGCCACAAGCAGAACATGACGGACTCTCAACACTCGCCATCCTCAGTGGCTTCAGTGTAGAAAACGTCGTCCATCTGGTCATTATCAAAACGCTCATTGATGTAATCGGACAACGCTTCAACGTCGCCGTCGTTGTAGAGTCGGGCGATTCTTCCACACCCTACGCCGTTGCCTTCCAGCATGTAAGCGTCCTGGGCCCAGTAGGGTTCGCCTTTGAAAGCCGCGTTATATTCGGTTTCGGTGACATACCCGTAATCGCCCAGACGGTAGATGCCCTCATAAGGCTCGAAACCCTCATAGTCACAGAGCGGCAACAGTTTCGCGTCAACACGCTCCGCCATATCCGTAATGTCCTTAGCGGTAATCATTTGTTTAGCTCCCTTAAAACAGCGGTGGCATGGCTTCAATGCCATGTCCCGAAACGATTGATTTAACGACGGACTCGCACCATATAGCCGCGTCCCCAGTGGTCGATCACGGCAATCACTCCGCGTAATACCTAGCCGGGTTATTCTGCATGTCAACACGCTGCCATGCCTTGACTAGTTCGACGGTGGGCGCGTACCGTTTCAACAGCCGACAGGCTACCGTCGAACCGTGCGATCATCTCATTGTCGAAACCGATAACAGTGTCCGCCATGATATGACGCGCCTCCTTTGCCGTGATGGCCTCACGATGCCAATTACCGTCAAACACGTCGTCGGCAACCCAAGCGTCACGCTCAGCCCTCGAATCAAACACCATGAGATACCCCGGCCATGACCCGTCATCCCATTTTTTGCCGACACCATAAGTCCAGTAGAAAGCGTAATGATAGCGTGCCATCATGCCACCTCGCCATCGAAGTGACGTTCGGCGGCTACCGCGTACAGCACGTCATGCATGGTGTCGGTACTGTAGTCGTTGATATTGGTGACAACTTGCAAAGTCTGCTCGGACACACCGTAATCATCTTTTAGCGCGTCCCACATTTCCTCGATAGACATTGTTGAATCTCCCTTGAATTGATGAAGCGCGGAGACAGCCGCGCGACTGAATGAACTTGGGCGGAGAATGCCGCCCGACATGTAAAAGGTCACAGCCACGGGTTACGCGCGAACACGCTCACCGTCATAGTGTCCTCATGAGCCTGGTAACCGTAGCCGTCAGGCATATAGACGATATCCGTGTACGGCGGTTCGCTCCCGTCGCCCGCACCGTCATGCCAGTAGCATTGCGGCAGGTCGGAACCGTCCTCAAGCTCGCAGTAAGGCGAGTTGACGGCAAGATTGTAGACGTCCTCGAACGTGTAGGACCGGGGCGCGGCCTGAACCGGCTGGCTGACAACCGGCGCGGCCTGAACCGGCTGGCTGACAACCGGCGCGGCAACCGGCACCAACTCGTTAACCCGCGCTTGTACAGCGTCATAATTATCACCGAGAACGGCACGCCTCGCCTCACCGTCACCGTACTCACCACGGATAACAGCGGCGGCGAGAGCGTCAACATTCACCGGATCCGGCTCACTGACCGGCTCGGATTCCGGCACGGGCACCGGAACCAGCACGTGAGGGGTAACGTCCTCACGGATAGGCTGAGTAGTCTCGGCGGCATTGGCCGGAACCGACACCATACCGCACAGGGCGGCGAACGCGGCAACAGCCGCAACAAACTTCTTACGCATGATAGTCCTCACTTCCATGTGAGGCAGTACACTGGGTACCGCCTCTATTGATTGCAGATAAAGGTCAGCCCCGCAAGCGCTACCAACACTTGCGGGGCATTTACGTTAGTGGCTAAGCCACAGTGCGTAGTCAGGGCTTGCACCTGATTAAGCCGCTAACCGGCCTACGCTACAAAGATTGATAGGGCACGCGCACTCTATTCAGAGTCGCTTTCTTTTGGCTCCTTGGGAGCCTCCAACAGCTTACGAGGATTAGATATTTTAAGCGCGTCGGCTAGCTTGAGGACAACGTTAAATGAGGCGTCACCCAAGTCTCTAGCGCCCGTCTCCCACGCGGCGATTCGGCCACGGGTAACACCTGGCGTTCTGTCTGCTAGCTGCTGTTGTGTCCAGCCTCGCTTCTGCCTATATTCCCTAAGACTCATGGCCCACCTCGCTATCTGCTCTAGTGGGCCCATTATACTTTGGCTTAATCGCAGACGGGGTTTCTGATGCCATCGCGCCGCATTCTTTCAGCGGCCCCCGCACTACTCGCAAGGCCTCTGCCTTGCTTCACTATCCCTCACCAACCTACCGGTTGGATATCGGTAACACTATTCGATTGTCAAACTTGCATGTCACTCGGGGTAGCTCTCACCTATCGCCGTGGACTTCGCGCGCCGCTGGGGCTCGGACCCAGTACCCGCCTATCGGCGGCGCTGTCAGTAGTTGAGCTCGGCCCACACCTTGTGGAACTTGCGGTAGAGCTCGGCGGGGTACTCGTCGTCATCGTCCATCTCGATACCGAGGGACATGGCCGTGAGGTCCAGCACGTTGTCGTAGGTGAGGGGCTTGCCGGCCTCGGTCAGGTCCTTGATTGCCCTGTAGGCCATGTGCCTTACTTCCGTGGTGTCCATCGTGGGGTTCCTTTCTCGGTGTTCCGTGGTTGATGGCTATCACTATACGCGCTACCAATTGGGTACGCAAGTCGGGTATAAATACATACCATGTAAACCATTGCAAACACTAGCTTCACTCGGCGTGTCGAAACCCACGATTCACGACGAAAAACCGTGAGTATATACCTTATATACCAAATAAAGGCTTAACGAGAATATTCTCAATAAGAAATATCAAAAACAAAACCTGAGCCAACCACACTCAACAACGCAAACATGAGTCACGACACACCAAGTTTGACAAACCACACCACACGACTATCATTCTCCGCCCACGCACAAGCATGACATAGAGGCAAACCACCACGTGACGGACTCACACGGACGGATAGACGGAGAGGGACACGAGACGGCCAGGACGGCCGTACAGTACGATCACCACGTCATACTCACGTCACGCTCACGCTCACGCAACACGGATAGCCGCGTCACGGCCACGGCCACGGCCATACTCGCAACCACATACGGCCGCGCGTATACCACCACACCCCACCACGACACGCCTATATAGGGGCGGAGAGGGGTACCGGCACCCATTAAACATTTGGCCGCTAGGTGTCTGGTTTCGCCCGTGAACGCCGTTCCCAGACTTTTTTGAATTAGCGTGACATGGTGTGTCGGGCCAATGATTGCAACGGTTTTCGGGCTGTGGTCTTTTCCGGTTCCTGTGCAACGCTTGTTGCAACGCTTGTTATGAGTAAACTGTCGTGTAGATAGATTGTCGGGGATTGGAGCAAAGCTCAGATTCCTGACAAATTATTATTCACCCCGTATGCCATTGGCGTCGGGGTTTTGTTTTTGCCGTGCCTTTAGATCACATCAACAGACAGTGTTGGTGTCGTTTCTTGAACCGGGGCGCGGTGTGGACGGTTGGCAGAGTCCGGTTGATTGCAGTGGCTTGCTAAGCCGCCGAACGTCGTTTTGGCGTTCCGCGAGTTCGAATCTCGCACCGTCCGCGAAGTATCGAGGGTCGCTCCCTTGGTGCTTTATGAGGTTGGCTGAATAAACCCGGATTGCATGTATGCCGGGTTAAGGCTGCGTCACGGCTTAGCGGCACCCTTTAGCGGGGGAAGTGTGACGAGGAACGCTACAGCGGTACACGGTTAGTGCATCACATGCTCGGCGTTGGTGGTAAAACGCAATCCACCACCTCGCAATTCTTAGCTCATCTACATGTCGTAGAAGGAGTTTCCTAGGTCGTTTCTATGAAGCGGCCTTTGTTTTCCCGATCTGGTCTGCTACGTAGGGGCTGGGGGTGGATGACCTACGGGTCGCGCCACAATCGGGGTCTGGCGGTAGGCACGTGGAGTGCGCGTCGGCTGTAACCCGACTGCCTTTGGCAATGGGAGTTCGATTCTCCCTGCCGCCACAATCGCAATGTAGTGCCAAATATCTGGTTGTTAGGACTGGGGCTGAATACCTAGGGTGTCCCGGTCGCAGAGAACGTCGGGTAGCGCCCGGAGATCGTCGCATTATATTCGTGCGGCGCGTTGCGAGATTTGGAGAGGCCAGCCGATTGGCGGCGGCAACTGTTCCGAAAACAGTCTGCCCTTACGGGCGTGTGGGTTCGACTCCCACTCTCTCCGCGGAGACGGCTGGTCGGACGTCTGACGAGCGAAATATTACGACCTATATGCCCGTGGCCGAGTGGTTCAGGCACCGGTCTCCAAAACCGGTTACGGAAGTTCGATTCTTCCCGGGTATGCGATGCCTTGAGAAGAGGCAGCTCTTGGCGGTGACAGCTTCTCAGTCATCGCCAGTCGCCGGCGGCGGCTTCACGCCATGCCGTACGGCAATAACTGAATAGCCTTCCTCTAGTGGGAGGCATGGCATTGTAGCTCAGTTTGGTGGAGCGGACGCCTCGTAAGCGTCAGGTCGCCGGTTCGAGTCCGGCCATTGCCTCTAGGTGCCGTCCGACCGCAGAACACGTCCTTTCTCTCGCTGCTTATGCTGCGCAACGGACGGCACCGTCCCTTTTATCAAGGAGTCGTCATGGCTTGGTCGAGTTCGAATCGCAGGGAACGGTTCAATCCGGGTTGGGAGCGGACTCGCAAGCTGATATTGGAGCGCGACCATCATCGCTGCCAGTGGCCGGTGACCGACGAGTTCGGTTTCACTCATATCTGTGGCCGTCCGGCCAATCAAGTGGATCACAAGGTTCGCAACCCGTCGCATGACGATGACTCCTCCGAGAACCTGCAATCCCTGTGCCAATACCATCACGAGCAGAAAACCTGTCAGGAGTCCGCCGAACAGCGTCGTAAGAACAGGGAGCGTCGGAAGGAAGAGGAATGGTATTCGCATCCGGCGTATCGACGGACTGTCTCGTAACGGGTTGCGGCGAGCTTGCCGCGGCCGATGGATTGTGCCGTAGCCATTACAATCGCAAGGCTTATTCCGGTAGGCCGGTGACGCCTATCCGTGCCCGTGTGTGTCCGATGTGCGGTATGGCGTTCCAGTTGACCCGATGCTCGAAGATTTTCTGCTCTCCTACTTGCCGTAAACGGTTTCAACGGTTTCGGGCGAAGCACCCGTATACGACGTTGGCCAGTGCCCCCAATCCGATCATCGAATCAGAGCCTTTGACCCCGGAGCCGGTACGGAGCATGACGTATGGGGTTTTCACGGAGGCTGACATCTGGGCGAAATGCGATGGCACGTGCAGGGGTTGCGGCAAGCCGGTTTCAAAAGACATTGACAGTCCCAACGCCGGTACTCCCGCGTGGATTGTCCCGCCCGAGGACGGTGGTGAGCCGTCGTTCGAGAATCGGGCGATTTTCCATTACAGGTGCGTGAGACGCCACGTCTGACTCGCCTTCTGCAGAACGAAGCCCGTCACGGGCCGAAGGCTGGTGAATCATCATGGCTGGGAATGGCAGGAAGGCCGCGAAACCCAAGACGGGTGGGGGCTACGCTTCCGAAGCCCCGTTGGATAAGGTGCCGGAGGATTGGACGTTCGAGGAACTGGAGCCCATTGGCCCCGAACTGCCGGACGCTTCCGAACTGAATCTGCTTGACGGCGTGTGGAGTCCGTTCGTCCGTAAATACTATGACGCTTTCCGTCGTACTCCTCAGGCGCGCCAGTTGCGCACGAAATGGGAGTGGTGGAATTTCTTCTACAAGCTGGCCGTCATGGACAAGAGCATCAAGAAACGCTCCTACGACGGACTGGCACCCGAAATGCGTCAGTCCATGAACCAGTACGGTGATACGCCGGACGCGAAACGCAAGCTGAAGATGGAGGAGACGCAGGCGAACGATATGGCCGCTGGGATCGTGGGCTTCCAGATTCCCGATGACCCGAACAATGATTTTGACGAGCGTGCGCAGGCGGTGATCTGATGCATGATGTCATCCCGAAACTCAACGCGAAGGACAGGCAACGTTCGCTAGGCCGTCTGGCGGTGTGGTGGATCGAAACGTTCACGCTCATCGGTCGCGGTGACGCGAAGGGCATGCGTATCCGCCATTCACCCGAATACTTCCAGTTCATCATCGACTGCTATGCACTCGACCGTAATGGGCGGCGCAGGTTCGGTCAGGTGTTCCTCGCCCGTCCGAAGGGCTGCAACAAGAGCGGTTTCGCTGCCGAGATAGCCATGTTCGAGGCTTTCGGCCCTTGCAGGTTCGCCGGTTGGGCGAAAGGCGGGGAAACCTACACGTTTCTCGGCAAGACCTACCGGTATCACAAGGGCGAGCCGATGGGCCGTCCTGTGAAATCGCCTCTCGTGGTCTGCTTGGCCACGGCTGAGGAGCAGACCGGCGAGGTTTACGACACCATCTACTACAACTGCACCGAAGGCTACTTGAGGTTTTTGGCCGGCGATGGCATGGACGCGGGCAAGACCCGTATCATATGGCCGAAGACCGGCATGGAGATACGCTATTCCACAGCCGCTGCGCGAAGCAAGGACGGTGGCCTTCAGACGTTCGTATGCTTCGACGAGGTTCACCAGTACAACAACAAGCGCCTGCGTGACCTGTTCGACATCATGACGCAGAACCTTACGAAGCGTGGCGTCGCCGCCGACCCGTGGTATCTGATGACCACGACCATGTATCAGCCGGGCGAGGACAGCGTTGCCGAACGCGCGTTCAAGACCGCGCATGATCTCATGGAGGGCCGTCTGCGCGGCTGGGAGGACCTGCTGTTCGACCATCGTTACGCCGACTTGGCGTTGGACGATTTCGCCGACGACGAGAAGCTTGAGCATGCGATCTACGAGGCGTACGGTTCCGCGATGAAATCGCCTGACGGCAAGGATTACATCTTCCTTCCCGATGGGCGCATGGTGCCGGTCAGCCCAGATGGGCGTTCCGCCGAAGGCTGGTCGTTGAGGGACGAGGGCGTCGAGCCCGGCCCCTCGAAGTACGGTTGGTGCGATTTGCGGCGAACCGTGAAGAAGATTCTCGACCCCGCATACGACCCGAACAACGCCATCAGGTTCTACTTGAACTCGCTGGCCTCCGCCGTGGATGCGTGGCTGACCGAGGACATGATCAAATCGCATGCGGTGCACCGTGACATCGTGGACAAGGCCATCGCCTCGCGCGACCTGAACCAGTTGAATGACGCTTGGCAGCAGGTGGTCTCCGACACCGACGAGATCACATTGGGCTTCGACGGCTCCGTATCCGATGATTCCACCGCGCTGGTGGGTTGCAGGATACGCGACGGCATGCTGTTCCTCATCAAATTGGAGCAGAAGCCGGACGGCCCTCAGGGCGCGAAATGGCGTGTTGACCGTGATTCGTTCGACGGCAGGGTGCGTTGGGTGTTCAACCATTACAACGTGGTCGGCATGTTCGCGGACACGGACGAATGGGAGCCGTACATCGCGCAATGGGAATTGGATTACGGCGACAGGCTTCAGGTGTATCCGAGGTCGAACGGCTCGCATATCCGCTTCCCGATGAACGGCTACAACCGTGACGTGATGAGCGAATTGAAGACCATGCGCGCCGCGTTCAACGAGCCCATGAGAACCGTATCCAAATACGACGAGCCCGATGTGACGAACATCCAACTGTTCGCCGACCCTCGGCTCATCGACCATTTCCGTAACGGACGCCGCAAGGACAGGCCCGAAGGATACCTCGTGTTCAAGGAGACCCAGAACAGTCCCCATAAGATCGACGCCGCCATGGCCGGGCTTCTCGCCTACCGTGCCCGCGACATCTACCTGGGCGCCACGGTTTCCAACGAAGAGGAATCGTTCGCCCCCATGCGCGTCTGGTGAACCCGATGAAAGGAGGCCGCATTGGCCGAATTGCAGAGCCTTATCCCCGGTGACGAGGAGCCTGACGGCGATGCCATGCTGCTGACCCAGCTGGCGAACGGCCTCGTATCCCGCATCCCGACCCTGTGCACGTTGAAGACGTTCTACGACGGCAAGGAGCAGGTGCCGGTCAAATCGATTCCGAAAAGCACGAACCAGTCCGGCTACGCGGTGTATCAGAGGTTCGTCTCCATCTGCCAGTTGGATTTGGCGAAGGCCATCGCCGACGCGGTGATACACCGCCAGCGGCCCACCGGGTTCCGGCTCATCGCGGACAAGACGATGCGTTCCACGAAGGCGGACGACATGTGGTCTCAGTGCCGTATGGAATTGAAGAGCCGTCAGATGTTCCACGATCTCGCCGTGTACGGCAACGCCTACGCATTGGTCAACAAGAACAAGCTGCCATCGCATATCACGGTGCTCAGCCCGTGGAACACGTACGTCTCCTCGGACGAGGATTCGGCGGTCAACTACTGGTACAAGGCCAGCGAGGGCCGCGAATATCTCGCCCTCTACCGTCTGATACGCAATGATGACGGCAGTGTGAAGGACGTCTACTGTCATATCGCCTACAACGAGACCGATAGTCGCAGTCTTCTGGACGAGGGTGACGAGGAGGAGATCTACGGCATCGCCAACGACGATTCCAAGCTGCGCCCAACACTGTCACCCACGTTCCAGTGGGATGGCGGTGCGGAAAGCACCTATGATTTCGCGGAGAAATGCGAATGCCTTCCCATCGTGCGCATGCACGCGCCGGGCGGCAAGGGCCAGTTCGAGCCGCATATCCCCACGTTGTGCAGCATCGACCAGCAGCGGTTCCAGCGTTTCTGCATTCAGGAATTGCAGGCGTTCAAACAGCGTGCGGTGTCGATGAGCAACATGCCCCAGTTCTACAAGGACTCCGACCCGCAGGTTCGTGACGGATTGGCTCAGGCCGGAGACCGGATCGACTACAAGGATCTGTTCCAGCAGGGGCCCGACGCATTGTGGCTGGTTCCCGGTGACGCGAAGTTCTGGGAGTCCGGCGTCACGGACATCAATCCTCTCATCACCGCAGTGGCTTCCGACATCAAGCATCTCGCCGCCTCCTCGGGAACCCCGTTGGATATTCTCAGCCCCGATGTCTCCGGCAGCGCGGAAGGCGCGCAGCTCAAGCGTGAGGGTCTGGTGTTCAAGGTCGAGGACATGAACGCGCGTGCCAACGACGGGTTCACCCGTCTCATGCGCATGGCGTTGGAAGCCGATGGCAACAGCGCCGCAGACGAACGGTTCGAGACCGTGTGGAAGCCCATCAACCCGCCATCACAGTTGGAGCAGGCTCAGGCCGCGAACTATTCGAAGGGCATCCTGCCCGTCAAGACGAACATGCGCCGCAGCTACGGCATGACCGAGATCGAGATAGCCGAAGCGATGCAGGACCTCATGGACACGCAGTTCGCGCAGGCCATGGCCTCCGAGAACGCGATGATCGAAGGCAAGACCACACAGCAGTCGGCTGGCGTTCTGCCCGACGAGACGGATTCTCTCGCGTTCCCCGATACCACGAGTGAAAACGACGTGGTGCAGGCCGATGGCTCCCTAACGTCGGATGGTGAATGATGGCCGTCATGACCTTGGAGGTCGCATCCAACGCGCTCCAATCCTCGCGTCAGAGACTCGTCAACGAATACGTGAGGCTGGCCCGCACCATGTGGCTCAGCCTCACCCCAACCGACTGGTGGAACGACGCCGTGACCTATGGCGCCGCCGCGAGGCTCGCATTGCTGGAGCTCGCCCTGATAGGCCAGGTGCGCAGGCTGGGAATCAGCTACGCCGACCAGACGCTGCGCATGGTGGGCATCACTCCCTCCGGCAATGTGCAGCAGCTCGTCTATCCGAGGGTCAACACCGACCCGTGGCTGGTGGCCGCGCGCCCCGCCGAATCGTATCGCGGCGAAGCCGTCAAGAACCCCGATATAAGGCCGGAAACATGGCCCAAGAAGGGCGATGAGCTGTTCGATGAGGTCAACAAGTGGCTGCAATCCGCGTTGCAACGATTGCAGACCAACGTCTGGGACAACGTGGAACGCGCCTCCACAGACGCCACATTGAACCGGTACCGGGGCAGCAAGGTTCTCGAATACCGCAGGGTGCTCCACCCGGAACTTTCCCGCTCCGGCTCGTGCGGCCTGTGCATAGCCGCCGCAGACCGATGGTATTCGACCGCAGCCCTACTCCCCCTGCACGCGAACTGCAAGTGCGGCGTCGCCCCCGCAGGCTCCGACTACGATCCCGGATTCCAACTGAACTCCGACGATCTCAAAAAGCTCTACGAACAGGCCGGAGGCACCACGGCGGCGGCGTTGAAGAACGTGAGGGTCAAGACCATCACGCACGGCGAGCTCGGCCCGATCCTCATGGCACAGGACGCGAGGGACACACCGAACCAGGTTCCCGGCAAGGATTCCGACAAGTGGACCACGCCCGACCGGAAAACCACGCTCCAACAGTTCCAGCGGATGAAGGACCGGGCGATCGAGTTCTCCAAACGCTACAAGCAGGTGTCCGACACCGGCAAGGAAGTCTCCTTCAGATACGAGGGCCGAACCTACAGGTTCAAGCCGTCGATCCATCTGAGGCAATCATGGGCATACCAACGTGCCCTGCTCAACCAAGTGCAGTCGATGCTCGGCACCGCTGCCTGACACAGAAAGGCCATCATGGCTAACAATCAGGAGAATCAGACCGTCACGGACGGTTCTCAGAACGCCGGCCAGACCGCCACGGCCAACACCGGCACGGTTTCCACCGCAAACAGCCCGATCACCGGTCCCGTCATCGCGGCCCACCTCGCCGCCAACAGCGTCGACGAGACGGAAAACGGCCCCGACTGGAAGGCACTGTCCCGCAAGCACGAGAAGCAGGCCAAGGACAACTACGAGCAGCTTCGCAAGACCGAAGCCGCCTACGAGGAGTCCCAGAGCCAGCTGCACGACTTGCAGGTGGAAAACGCGCGCATGAAGGCCCAGAAGGCCCACCCGCAGATCAGCGATGACGTGTTCGCCCTGTGCGGTGAGACCGAACCGGAGAAGATTTCCGAATGGGCCGAAAAATACGCGGCACTCAATCCAGTTACGTCTCCGGTGAAGGCAGAACCAGTGCGGGAGAAGGCCGAACAAGGGGCACGTACCCGTGGCGAGGGAGCCCCGAAGATTCGTTCCGGCACATACGCAGACGGGTACGCCGCCGCCAAGGCACGTCAGGAGCAGAGGCGCCAAGCCCGCTCCGCCAAGTAACCACAAACATTCAATCGAAAGGAAAAGCACATGGCATACGAGAATGTGCGCTCCACCGGCATCGTGACCGTGGAGGAGAACAACGAGTGGCGTTTCGGCAACCACACCGACGACGGCACCGTGAGCGTCACCCTCGACCTGTCCACGTTCAACGTGAAAGATGAGACGAAGCGCGACAAGTACCTGACCGGTCTTGGCGACAAGGCCACGACCATCTGGATCAAGAGCGGCATCCCGCTGGCCAAGATCACCGCCAGCGGCGAATACGGCCCGTATGACCCGAATGCTACCGATGGCCGTCAGAACAAGATCGCCGGCCTGCTGGAAAGCATGGTGGAGATCAGCGTCACGTTCGGCGGCTGGGATGTGGTCAACGGTGCGAACGTCGGCATGCGCTACCGTGGTGACATCATCAAGAGCAAGCTGCCGGTCGTTCCCGCCGACGGCGCGGTGTGGGGCGGCAGCTTCTTCGACATCGAGGACGATACCGTCACCCCGCTGTCCAACGCTTCGGCCACCTCCAACATCACGGTTCCAGCAACGGTCACCGCGGCGAACATCACCGACGCCTCCACCGTCGGCCGCAGCATCCTGACCGCCAACGATGCCGCCGCAGCTCGCACCGCCATCGGCGCCGGCACCGGCAACTCGAATTTCGACGGCTCCTACAACAGCCTGAAGGACAAGCCGACGATTCCCCCCGCCTACACGCTGGCC